GCCCGCGAGCAGGCCGCGCAGACCCTGCAGACGGCCCGCCAGGCCGCCGATCGGTCCGCCGCCCTTCTGCATCTGCTCGAGCAACGCTTTCAACGCGCTGGCGTTGTCGTCGACTGGCTTCTTCGTCTTTTTGAACGTGCCGCCTAGCTCGACGTATTTCGCCTGCATCTGACCGATCGAGGCCTTCTTCGCGTCGATCTGCTTCTTCAGATTCTCGAACGCCTGAATGTTGACGCTCGAGCCGCCCTTCATGTCGCGCAGCGCCTTTTGCATCCGGGCGAGCTGCGCGGCGTTCTCGTCAATCGACGTGCCGAGACTCTCGAGTGAGCCGCCGAGCGCGTCGGCGTTTGCCTGGGCGCCCTGCGTCTGCAGGTCGATCGCAAACGTTGCGGTGTTATCGGCTGATGCGCCCATTACTTAGACTCGCACAGCGAAAGCGCGGCTTGTGCAAGAAGCAGAGCGCCGGCAAACGCCTTGCAGTAGTCTGACTCTTCGTCCGACTTGAAGCCAGACAGGGCTAAGAGCGCCTCGGCGGCGGCTCCGTGGTCTTCGCTGAAAGACGCGCGGAGCCTGTTTATTTTCCCGTGAATTCGTCCGACTTGGCGCCGGCGAGCACGGCAATCGCGCCAGAGACAGCCTGTAGCAAGTAGGGCTCGCGCTGAATGTAGCGGTCGAGCTCGTCGGCGCTCGGGTAGACGAGGCAGCGCGCGATCTGCTCTTCGAGGGCCGCGGTAGTAAACTTGCCGCGATCGATGAACTGTTTGAACAGCAGATGATTGTCGCGCTTCACGACCACGAGCCCGCTCTGCGAGGTCACGGCGCTCACGTTGTCTTCGCCGTGCACGTCTTGCGCCTTGGCGAAGGCTGCTTCGTCTTTCAGCTGCTGCTCGAGCCGCGCGAGCTCCGTCTGCGCGCGCTTGGGCGCCATGGCGGCCGCACGCTCGGCGCGCTGCGCCGCAAGCTTCGCCTTGAGCTCTCGCACCTTGCGCTGCTCTTCGGTCTCTGGCGTCTCGGCAGGAGAGGGGAGCGTTTGGGTCTCGGTCTTCGCGATCTCGGTCACGCGGGCATGCCTTCCGTAGCGTCAAAGAGACACTTCCCGTTGATCACGAGAAACATCGGCTTGACGTTGATCTCATCATAGAGCGGGTCGGCCGAATCGCCAGACGCCGAGGCGGCCAGGTCTTGGTAGACGCAGCGGCGCAACTCGACGTGCTGCGGATCGATGCCGGGCTCGATGAACTGATAGACGCCTTCGAATTCGACGTTACCGTAGCTCACGCCATCTTCGGCCGCGTCCGCGAGATCAGCGCGGAAGGCGCTCGCCGTGTGCTTCAGCATCTTGACCTTGCTGACTTCGCACGTGTACTTGCCGGGGCTGCGATACTCCGGAGCGTGATGGCGGTTGGCGCCAGCGACCTCGACGCGTTCTCGCTTCTCGCCGTAGGTCACCTCGACGAGACCATAGTAGCGCTTGTCTCGTAGCTTGAAGTAGCCCGAGCCCCACGCGACGACGTTCCCGTTTACCTTCTTCAGATCGACAGTTGCTTCAGCCATGGGGTCACCTTCACGCGACGAGTGAGAAGAGGTTCGCGGGGTTCTCCCAACCACCATCTAGCTCGGCGAGCTCGATGTAGGCGGGCGGCAAGCCCCGATACTTGCCGGTCAGCTTGCGCGTGCTCAGCACCTTGTCAGTGCGAGACAACGCGAGCCGGGCGGACGTCTTGCGGCCGGCGAGCGCCGCAGCGAATGCGGCGCCGCAACCGCTCTCCATTTCGAGCAGCTCTTGCTCTTTGACGTAGCCCGTCTTGCGGCTGACTTCGATCGGCTGGTTCAAACGCCGCGCCATGTAGCGCTTTGCCGTCCGGTGAATGATGTTCAGCAATCGGCGCATGGGCATGATGTAGAAGTCGCTGCCGGCCGCGCAGAAGAGCCGCGGGCGGTTCGGGTGAATGCCCTCGAAGTCGACCCACGTTCGCAAGACGCTGAAACGCGCGTCGTCGAGCCCAGGATTGTTCGACTCGTCGTGATGCTTGAGCATGCCGAGCGCGTCGTGAATGCTGACGCCCGGCAACCCGCCCAAATTCGGGTCAGCGATGTTGACGTGCTCGAGCGACGCCGCCTCTCGTGCAGCGAGCGCGAACGAGACCGGTCGACGGTACTTGCGGGAGTTGACGCCGCTCGTCAGATCGCACGCGCCGGCGCAGAGCTCGGCGTACGTCGACGTCTTTGCTGCAAACGCTGTCGAGAGCGACGAGAGGTAGGTGGCTTCGCTTTCGCCCGCGCTCGGTAGACGCGTGTTGCCTACCCAGGCGTGCCGCTTGTCGGCGATCTTGGTAGCCGGGACGTCGAACAAGGTCGCGTCGAGCGGCGTGGCGACGAGCATGATTTCCCATGCGATCTTGGAAGCCTTTACCGCGTCGATCGCGGTACCGAGCTCCGTGGCGTTCGGCGCCGGCGCGGTCGTGCGCTGGGCGATCGTTTGGCCCGCCAGAATGGTGCCGGCCGCGAGATCGTAACCGACGCCAGAGCCTGCGAGAGTGAGCGTGGTCGCGGTGCCGAGCGACTTCTGCACGCTCATGGTCTGGCCGCCGTCAAGCGACTCACGGTAGAGAATGCCGTTCGTGCCGACGGTGCCGCCGACGTCGAAGACGACATAGGCGTCGTAGTCGTCGTTTGGCTCGCTTGAGTCTTCAGACGGCACGCTCGTGCCGGCGCCCGTAACGGTGGGGTCTCCGACGTAGGCGCCGGCCGTAGCGTCGCCGCAGCGGCACACCAGCACGGGCCGCTGATAGTTTGCGATGTAGTAGGCCGCAGCCTCGACGAGCGGCCCTGCCCCGTAGGCAGCGACAACGTCGCTCACCTTGCCGTAGGCGGCGGGCTGATCGATCGGGCCGCTGCTCGACACGCCCACGATGGCAAAGGCCACGCCGCCGCCCTCGGGCAGTACGCCTAGCGCGCCATCGGTTTCGCTCTGATCTACTCCAGGTTGGCTCATGTCTCGTCGTCTTTCGTGATCGTCTGCGTTTCGACAACGTCGCCGATGGCGCCGCCGGTTTCGCTGTTCGGGTCGTCGAGCTGCCCTGTGAGCTCCGCTGCCAAGTCGAGCGGCGCCGAAAGGTAGGGCGTATCAGAAACCTTCGCTTGCACGGTGCAAAGCACCCGCAAGCATGCGCCGTGGGCGCGCACTTTTTTATTAGTCTCCCACGTATGCGAGACAACGGCAAAGCGCCCTAGGGTGCCCACCGTCGCGGCGGCGTGCCACAGCGCACGAAACCAAAGGTCATACAGATTGCGCGCGGCGCGGTACTGCGCGAGCTCGCTAGGGTCGGTCTGATCGACGGCCCAACAGTAGACTTGGAACTGCTCGACGAACGTCGCAAGCGCACGGTCGCCTTCGGAGTGCACAGGCGGCGCGAGCTTGCCTGCGTCGCCCTTCTCGTCGCCCGGTACCCACGAGATCTTTCGCGTGCCAGGGGCGAGGGGCACCTTGAAAGGCTGCGTCCAACCGAAGGCATTCTCGCACTGAAAGCCGTCTTCGGCGAAGACGTCGATCACGCCCTTGAAGAGCAACGGCCAAACGAGGGTCTCGGCCATTCAGCCACCCACCAAACGCGTGAAGTGCTTGCCCAGCACGGCCTTAATCGCGCGCCCCATGGTGTCGGGCACCTTACGCGTCGGTAGGATCTGGCGGCGCACGTGCCCACGCGCCGTCCCGTCGTGGTGCCTTACTTCGTTGCCCGTGAGCTTCAGCAGAATCACGGAACCCACGGTCGAGACCGAGACGCGTTGCGCGGCTTTGGGCAAAGCCTCTTTGCCGCTCTTCGTAGGCCGCCAGGCCTCGCCGGTCGGTGACACGCCGTCTGCTGCGTTTCGCTGAGTCTGCTCGAGCAACTCTTTCGCGACCTCAGGCGTCGCTGCCTGCACGAGCTCGGCCGGCAACGTCTGCAGCCGCTCGAGCCACTCGTCGAGCTGTGCGCGACCGTTAGCCATTGCGGCCCCGCTCGTCGTCGCCGCGCCCGCGCCGGCGCTGGTCGCCCGTCCAAGCGTAGGGCGACGCATGCGCGGCGCCTTGCGGGCCCTGCTTGGCGATGCCGCTGGCGTTCGTGTCTTGACGCAAGGGGAGGTCGAAGAGCCCCTTTTCCGACTCGGCCGCTTCGAGCACCTCGGCTTCAGCGGTCTTGCGATCGTCGGCAATGTCGGCCGCTTGCGCGTCGGTTGGATCGGTGCCGAGCCGTAGATAGCAAAGGTGCGTGACGATGCGCGTCAGCCAGTCTTTGACGGTCTCGGGGTAGGGTGCGGCGAACGGCGCGGCGTAGCGCTTGCGCAAACGTGCGTCGAGCCACGCCGACTTTTTCTCGAGTTGTCGCTCGAGAAAGCGCGGCGCAGCCTGATTCAGCTCGTCGACCTGATGCGCGGGCATCACGGTCTCGTCGCGGAATTCTTCGACGGAAAGGTAGGGCATAGGGGCGGACGGGGCCGCCCCGCCGGCGCGTGCTGCGGCCCCTACCTCGTCAGGTCTTCATGCCCTTGAAGAGCAACTCTGGACGTCCGGGCGAGATCGAATTGCGCCCGTCGATATGATACTCGAGCTCTTGGCGGCTCTTCAGCTCGCGCTCGGTCATCATGCCGTACCAGTTGATCGAGAACGGCTCACGCTCCGTGTAGATCACGGCGCCGTACGGGTCGCTCTTCGTGGTCTTGATCGACACGAAGTAGCTCGTTCCGCCGTCGAGATCTTCGAGCTCTTCGCAGAGCACGGGCGTCGCATAGCCGAGGCTCTTCACGAGCAGCTCGACGTCGCCGACCGCGGTTCCCGCCGCGGCCGAGGCCTGGGCGATAAACTTGGCGTTAGTCAGCTGCACGACGCGCGGGAACAGCGTGGGGCCTACGAAGATCTTGTCGATCTTGAGGCGCCGCGGCTGGCTGCCGATCGGTTGCGGAATCGACCGGATGTAGGCGAACATCTTGAGCAGATTCGCCAGCGCGACGTCGACGGTCACGCTCTCGTCGATCGGCAACGCGCCGGGGTAGGCTCGGGTGTAGCCCGAGGCCGCCACGGGCGCGCCGCTGAAGAGGTTCGCGAACGTGCCGACGGAAGCTTTCGTCGGGTTAATCAGATGCAACTTCGAGAAGAAGGGCACGCCGTCGTAGCAGCTATAGCCGCCCGCCGTGGCCGAGAGATGGCCGTTCTTCAGGAAGTGCGTCGCGAGCTTCTGCGGATGGTAAGCCATCTGCGCGCCAGCCTGACGGGACCACGCGGCCGCCTGATCGAGGCCTCGCCCGTCTTGATCCTGAAGCTGGTCGTTCTTCAGGATGATACCGCCGCCGAAGTGCTCGTGCGTGATCTCGGTCTGCATCGACGCGAGCTCTTCGAAGTGCTTGTTTCCGCCTTCGCGGCCTTCGCTGCGAATTTGGAAGGTATCGACGAACCAGAAGAAGATATCTTTCAGGCTGCCGCTCGTGCGCGTCTTCACGAGCAAGTGCCACCACGGATCTTCGTTCAGACCGTCGTAGGCCGAAGCCGCCACGATCTCTTGCATATCCGTCTCGAGATCGATCACGAAACTTTGAAGTAGTGCACCCATGGCTGTTTCTTTCTCTCAGATCTCGATTACGGGCCGACGTTCCAGCCGACGCAGATCCACTTGCCGCCGGACGTCATGAATTTCGCGCCTACGCGCTTCGCGGCAGTGGAAGCCGCAGTGATGGCCGTTGCCACGTCACGGAACGTGAGCGTGTGGGCATTCTTGACGCCGTCAGCAACGAAGGTCGCTTCGACGCCGTCGGGGTAAGCCGTGGCGTCGGGTAGGCTGACCGTGCTGTTAGCGGCCGTCGCCGGTACGTCGTACACGGCGCCGTGCGCGATCGTGGCGGGCGCGGTGTTGGCCGCCGCGAACGCCGCGAGCACGCCGACCGGCGCCGGCGCAAAGGTCATGCGCTCGACGAGCACGCCGAGCGCCGCGTCTACGGCCCAGATGCGCCCGAAAGGCTGGCC